TGTCCCTTGGTTGATGAACTTAGTATAGGGCTCAGGAGAGCAGTTCCAATGCCTCCTGTGACAGTTCTTCTCGTGGCATAGTGTCGATCAGACTAGGGATGTCATCATCCCATGCTAGTTCAGCAGTATCAATGTTCTGCAGGAGCCAGCGGTCGAGCATTACTTCATTCATAATAGTTCAGAGGTGAGTATTTTCCATAAGGAGCATTTCATCGACAGTCATTTCAAGCTCTGCTGCCTTTAGTTCAAGATGATCACAGCAAGTGTCATCATCGTGGAGATCAATCTCTTCCATGTCTACATGTGCAGTGAGTTTACCGAACAACATGTCGAGAAAATCGTGGTCGTCTTTAGAAAACATTGGTCCAGCGTTCGTGTTGTACTTTGGTGATTTGTCCTGCATGTAACATGTTATCACACACATTACAGAAGACTTGGAACTTCTCCTCTCGGGAGAGGTTATGTTTAGCAGCAGTCTCTGCGATAACCTTGGTGACTTGTGCTTTGAGCATGATCAGAACAGTGAATAGATGATGACAATAACAGCAACAAGGTACAACATCAGCACATCAGGGGAGAATAGTCGTAACCAGCGTAGGCATGAACATGGAAGTCAGAAACAGTTGCACCGTTGGCAATGTAGTTGTTCACAGAATACATCATTTCAGACTTGACAACGGTGGAGAATGTGGTCATCTCAGTGTCAGTGTTGGGATGCCAGATCACACGCTTGACAAATCGCTTAGCAGAAGGAGTGCAAGGATAGAAGTCGATTTGAGTGGCAGAGGTCTGGAGTTGCATGGGGTGTTCCCTTGACGACTTCTATAGAATACATCATTCAGGGTGCTGTGGGGCAGTTGGTAGACAGTTCTGCAACTGGTCGTACAGGCGACCTGCGTTGACGTTATGGTGAGCAGAATACTGTTCAGTGTGACCTAGTGGACATCCCATCATCATATCCAACAGGAATCGGATCTGAGAGGGCGTCAGTGGCACGTCAGTGGTCTCAGTCATGGGAGATGGTTCAGGCATGTTACAGGCGCTTCTAGAGGGGTCACAGGAACTCCCTCAGTGTATGGTCTGCCTTGACTCTTGTCAAGGACTGTTCAAAATACTCTTTATCACGTTCACAACCAATGTATTTCCTACCAGCACGTTTGGCAGCAATAGCAGTAGAACCAGATCCCATAAAGATATCCAACACAGTGTCACCCTCATTAGTATATGCTCTCACAATACGCTCCATGATCTCCAGATTCTTGGTGGTAGGATGCCAACCACAATAATCTTTGGAGGTAGTATGATTATTCTTCTCCCACACACAGGTAGGAATAGTGCCCTGAGTGTAGTCTTTACCAGTGCGTAGATTCTTCTTCACCTTACGTTCTACGCGAATCTCCGCATCATTGAACATAAACTCCGCGCCTTTTGACCAACACCATGCATACTCATGCTTACGAGCAAAGTTAGTCTTAGCACGTCCACCCCAGTTGTATGACCAAATGATCTCATTCTGTGGTTTGAGCACAGCATGATTGTCAGTGGTTTGTAGTTTATAGCGCAGGAATGTTTCGGTCTTGAGTGTACCCCACACAATGAACATACGGTTGGGTTTCAACACACGGACACACTCTGCTGTCCACTGCTCACACCAATCAAGATACTCTTTCTCACTCTTCCACTGTGAATCCCATCCCTTACCACCATCAAATCCAATAAAGTATGGTGGGTCAGTGACAACCAGATCAACACTGTCATCATCGAGAGTGCTGAGGTATTCGAGACAATCTTTGTTTTCAATCATACTTCTTTCATCCATGAGAAATCTTTAGGGAAACCGTCGAGACAGAATGTACCAGAGTTTACAGTCTTACCACCGTGTTGATTATAGATCCAATTACCTTTTTCATCCTGAACTTCAACAGCAGCAGTGACAGTTTGCTTGTCTGCTTCATAGAATTCTACACGATCAGGGAAAACACAAACAAACACCATGTCATCATAGTCTTGACCAGGACGAATCTGCTGCCAACGAAAATGTGTGCCAGTGCCCCACAAGAAAGAACCTTTGATCTCTTTCTTGCGACTGTTGCAAATACGGTCATGATTAGAGTTGTTAGGTTTCTCAACCTTACAACCTTTGCCAGTCATGTACTCTTCATACAGCAACTCAAAGAACTTACCTTTCTTCTTAGAAGACAAAGACTTGAACTGTTGGAAAGCAGAATTAGCATAGGGATCGACTGCCTGCTCCATCAGGATGCTCTCATGGGTGCTGGACTTGAGGTAGTCTTGAGCGGTCAGCATGGGTGCGTTGCTTTGATACAGATAGTATGGCATGAAAAAGGGGTGCCGTCAAGCACCCCAACCAGTTTGCAAACTGTCCTAGATCCAGTTGAGATTTAGAACAACTCTGCGATTATCATTTGTTGTTGACACTCCACGATGATACATTGTTGATGGAAATGTCACTAACCTGTTCTCTACTGTCTCTACAATCTCACCATTCTCAAACTCTGTGTATCCATTGTTTGTATTGAAATAAAAGATAGATGTGTTGGTGATACCAGTGTTAGTAACTTTCTCCCACGGTGTACCATCCAAATCAACATGAAATGATGTCTTGCTATGTTCTTTCGTGCCTCCACGACAATTTAGTTTACATCTCAATGGTACAAGCACATTTAGTCCTCCCAAAATAGGATAGACCATAGGAAAGAACTCATCAACATGCTGTGATTGTGTATCATACAACATGTGTGTGAACTGATGCAGCGTTGGGTTGTCAAGTTCGTTGCGATCAACAACAGCATTCATGAAATACCATGGAAACTTCTCAGCAAAGAAGAAATCCTTCATTTGCTGATATATTTCGGGTTTCAAAAAGTTATCTCTGATATCAATCACTGAAAATAGGAATGATGTTAGTCTTAGCGTGTTGCGTTTTGTTTATGTGCTGTTCCCACAGAGCGGCATCTTCCAAATTGTAAAAGATCGCTTCTTGGCGGGAAGTGCCTTTCTTCTTGTTCTTCATCCACACAACTGCGTACTTCATGCCAAAATTCAGGGTAAACGACAATGTTAACATAGTGACGACCCCACCGTGAGTTTGCACTCGTGGGCAGTGGGATGTCTTTGAAACAAATAGTGATGTAATACTCACTAATGAAAGAAATATAACCTGTTACATGCCCATAGGTAACAGGTTGTAGCAATTCAAAATCAATCGACTTCATCGAATGCTTTGCGGTTTTGGTTTGCTGGATTAGGCAACCTAAACATTTGCTTTAGATCATTTAGTTCATTGATTTGCTTCTGCAAATTATCAATCTGTGCTTGCAATATTGCAGCGTTGTGATCATTGTTTTCCTGCAACATCAAGAAATTCTTGATTGTATCTTTGAATTCCTGCTCAGTCATGGTAATCAGTATCTCTCTGGTAATTTAGCACGGATGTCGCCAAAGTCAATAGGGCGATTACCCATCATAAGATCATAAAGTTCTCTTGCCTTGACATACTCTTTCTGATGATATTGTATCACATCATCGATGCAAGATAGCATCTCTTCATACGTTTGTCTGCTTGATACTTTGTCATCCTGGAGGTAATCGTCGATAGCATCTTGCATACGACATTTGCGTTGCTCTTCATAAGTCTTTTGCGAAAGATTGGTTGGATCTACAATACCAGGGCGGCAGTCAGTTGTCACGAATTGAACTCCTCATTACGGCGTTTGTCAAGATAAGCAATAATTTCACCACGCCATTCTAACAGTTCATGATAGCATTGCTGATCATGTGCATCTTGGCGCAACTCATGGTCTGGTTTCAATACACTCTCGTAAAAGATGTAAAATGCATCTTTACGTTTTTCGTGCTTTGTGGTGTTGTTCCAGTCCATGTAATCCTCGTTTGGTCCTATGTATTTTAGACGAGTGTGTCAGAAAATCAGTATAATATCAGACTTTCTTCACATTTCAGGTCCCCAACCATCATTTTCAGGGACACAATCATCATCGTCCACTTGATCGACAGAATGAATATCGCATACTGGCACTTCATGCTCACCACCAATAATGTACCAGTGCATCATCTGTCCATGATACTCAGGATGTGCTTGATACTCAGTGGTATACTCTCGCTCGCCACAATACATGATCTCACTTTCTGGAATATCATGATCTCGTAGCATTGCTTGCAACTGCAAGTGTAGTAATTCTGGTTGTGTAGGTACTTTCATTAGATCTCCATATTCAAGCATAGTGTCCTACTGGTGCTCTGCTACCCTAGCACGGGCGTCAACCCATGTCAAGAGGGTTCTGCTACTGCATCGTCGTTGACATATGCTATAACGCCTGTGGGGGTCACTACATATGCTGGAATGTGATGATCAGCATCAGGTAAGTTCTGTGCTTGTGGGAACCAATCAAAGCAAGCATCTACTGCTTCGACCTTTGTGCCAAACTCATAATAGATTACTTCCAATTCAAAGATTCTATCAATCTCTGCCTCAGGAATAATCCAGTTAGCATAGTCAGCATCAATTCTGTCCTCATAGTATGCATAGACAGTTGCTTTCTTAGTAGCATCAAATGTATGATACTTTGAATTATCAATGACAAGAATATACTTATCTGTTGCTGCAGCATACTTTTGAACTAGTTCAAAAGGACGCATTGGGTTTTTAGAAATTAGTGGCATGTCAAATATCTCCGCTCTCTACCATTTCATTGTGTAGCATGTCAAGAATGTTATCAAGTGATTGGTCACCAGTTCTTGGTTTACGGATGTAAGTAACTGGTTGATCATCAACTTGTCTAGTTGCGACAGCAACAGAGATGTAAGATACAATACGATCAACGTATTTCTTATACATCATATTACCGCACTTGTAAAAATGTTCAGTTTCATTTGTAAGATACTCACCAGTATCCTCTTGTGCAGCGTATTTTGTTGGTGTAATTGGGAATACAATCTGATCAGGTGGCACTGAACCTTGCTCTTGTGGGATGTCTCTCAGTTTCTGACGATAAACTTTCCATTGTTCTTTCTCTGCATCAGAAATAGGAGAATCTGGCATCACTGTATAATCAGAATCCATGAGCAAGAACTTTCTAACCATCAACAACTTAGACATGTTGATATGATTAGTTCTAGCAAATTCTGCTGCTAGTGCAGTCTCAAGATCATGCTCTTGCTTCTCTCTGTATAAAGTATACAGTTCTTCTAGTTTTTCATATAATGCATCAACCTCAGCAGCAGGCATCTGTGTGTGATCAAACTGATAAGAAACCCACTTATATTGTCCAGTCTTTTGGTTTCTCACATACTTGTTCTTATTCATGTGAGTAGAACCATCTTTCATTCTTACGAATGTTTCTAGTCTATCTCTATCACTATCCCATACAGGATATAAGATAGGAACAAAATTATCTGACCAAAAAGTTTCATCAAATGTTTTATAGACACCATTGATCTGCATGGTTCTATTCAAACAATTCAAATATAATGCTGTATGAAGAGGTGATGCTAATTCCATGAGGTTATGCGAATTGGGTTATCCAACCAGTCAAAATGTATTTATCTTGTGAGAACACAGTATTGCCTCTATGAACATGTGTCATGCCTGCTGGCCAGATAACTACACGACCTTTCTTTGGTTTTATTCTTTTCTTTTGATACAAAAACTCTGTTTCTGCTTCGCCATCTGGCATATCATTGAGGTAGATCATCCATGCCAGTTCTCTGTTAGTAACATGAAACGAAGAACTTTCGTAATGCCAGTGATGATAACCACCACCTGGACCAGTCTTCTGAAATTTGATAAACCCAGTAGATAGTTTTACACCTTTCAATTGATTATATTGTTCCATGTAATGACCAAGACAGCATTTCAAATAATCTACAGTATCTCTTGACAATTTACTATCGAAGTCAGAGAATACCATTTGAAAGTCACTTCTTCCCAACTTCTTGTCAGGAAACTGCTTGCTACCATGGTCAGTCTCTTGACCCATGTGGATTGATTGACTCCACATTTGCTCACCCTTCTCGATTACATAATCGCAGAGTTTTGCTGGATAGAAACTGTCCCATACACCAATAAATTGGTCAAAGTCACCCACCATCTTATCGATGGGGTAGATATAATTTTGCGACATATTATACTGCTTTTATCAAATATTTGACTCTGTGATATTTAGTGATTAGTGGAATATCGTTTTCTGGTCTGACTTCTGCTCTAGTAGTAACAGGAGTAGAAGAACTCATTGTAAAAACACCATCAGATAGTGCTAGTGCAGCATCTTGTGCAGTAACACGTCTTCTTACTTCATTGATACCAACATCACTACCAACTTCAGCACCACCATTTACGTTACCTGGAATTGTAGCACCTTCTGTTGCAGTAAACACATTTGATGTTACTTCTCCATAGAATAACGTAATACCAGCAAGACCATATTGATCCTTAGGTCCAACAGCATTATCACCACCTGCTACTCTATCTTGTCTGAGGAATAAAGTAACACCTGATTCTCTTGCTTGAGATTCTGGTGGAAGATTGATATCAATATCCTGCCAATCTGGGTTATTATTTGTAGCAGCCATGACTTGATCTAGCAATTGAGTATTGGTAGATCCTTGACGTTGATAATATACCATCAAATCTTCTTCTGGATCATCACCACCATTCTGACCACTGCCACGTTTTACAGTAAATCTAATTCTCTCTACGTTTGATAAATTAAAAGTTCCAACCTCTAGTGATCGAATACCATTTTCTCCCATTCCAGTAAATTCAATATACTTCTGAACTTTAGAATCAATAGCTCCAACATTAGTTAGTGCAAAACCACCACTGTCGCCAGTACCAGTTCCCGCATCTCTTTGCTTGATCAAATCATCATTAGATGACTGCCAAACATCACCAGTAAATCCTGCGCCAGTTGGTATGCCATTTTCATCACACAACCAATACTTACCAGTTGGAACACTAGGATCACCTTCATTTACTTCACCTTCACCACGACCAGTATATGAAACTACAATCTGACCCTGTTCACCATTGCCACCAGGAGATTGTAACTGAATAACGCATGAAGGATAAACTCCATTAGTTTCAAATGATAGTGAAGCACCTGAACCACCGCCACCACCTGGACGATCATAAAATAGTTCAGTCTGAGAGAACGAGATTTGAACCCAACCATCACTGTTTTGACCAGCTCCACCGTTAGATGAAGACATACTCAACCAATAATCGCTCCTATATGCTGATCTACCTCTTCTGCCACCAGATCCACCACCGTTACCATTGTGTCCAACACCAGCAACGCCACCAGAACCGCCATTATTTTGGTTGACAATACCAGCGCCAGCACCGCCGCCGCCTCCACCACCAGCAGTACAACCACCAGATGTTCCATTAGTACCATCACTAAAGTCAATCGGTGAAGTATTGATAAGACCGCCAGATTCATTCAAACCACCAGAACCAGCATAGCAACCATCAGTAGTTCCACCACCGTTGAAACCACCACCTGATCCACCGCCGCCACCGCCGCCGCCAGCACCAGCAATTGCGTTACCACCTAGGTAGATAGCAGTACAACCGCCTCCAGCACCACCAGTAGCACCGTTACCCCATGCACCAGTAGCACCACGACCACCTTGTGCAGCACCGCCGCCACCATATGCAGGACCAGCTTCAGATCCAGTTCCAGTGTTACCATCTTTATTGTTGAAACCTTGCTGACCAGCTCGACCAATAATCCAAGATAGAGTACCACCATTAGCACTCAATGTACCTGTCAATAACTTACCAGAACTACCATTACCACCAACGGCACCACCTCCACAACCAGAGTTAGCATTGGGGTTGCCACGACCGCCACCACCACCAGACATTTGAATGTTGTAAATTCTAGATGTTACGTTACCACTTGGAGCAGGAATATTATACGAACCATCATTGCCGAAATAACCAACGTTACCATTTGTAGTTTCTTCTCTAGCAGAAGATGATCCTGATCCACCAGCACCATCGGAACCAGGCTGTCCTCCACCAGAAGCTGCAGAACCAGAATTATATGGACCAGCAGCAGGAGAATCGTCTCCATCTTCTCCGTTGTTTACACTCCAGTCAAATCTAGGATCATTGAACAGTGTTGCAGGAATTTGATATGTTCCTCCACTACCACCAGATCCACCACTATTACCTGCTTGTCCGCCATCACCGCCACGAGCAATGATAGTATATGAAACACCATCAACAGTCATAGTCAGTCTTGCTTCGCCACCATCAGCACCACCACTGCTAGAGGTTCCACCACCTCCACCTGGAGCAGTTAGTTCTCCACGCATACCAAACAGTGTTACACCCGAAGGTGCAGAGATATTATCAGAACCAGCAGAGTTTAAACTATCTGACTGAATGGTCTGCAAGTTACCTGGAATCTCAAACTCATCAATCTTTCCACCAACTTTAGTGCTATTCTCTACAATATATGCCCTGGGTTGTGGGGTTGATGTTACTTCTGCAAAGAATCCATTTGCAAGTTTACCAACAATAAAACCACCAGCAGGTGATGATCCTGGTGTACCATTATCTGTGTTTATAGTAAATTGATCTAGAGTGAGTCCTTCAGTTCTCACTTCAAAGTTTCCATTATATTCGGTTGGTGTTGCACCTTGAATAGTAACAATATTACCCGCTTCTAATCCATGTGCTCCATCAGATGATACAGTAATAACACCACCACTAAGTGTCATAGTGGTAATATTGAATGTTGCTGCTTCTGAAATTTTATATAATGGGATATTATCAGGAGTAACAGAATCAATATCACCAATACCAGAACTATTACCATAGGTTGCAGCAGTTGCATTCTGCAATCTAGTGCCAAGCAAACCATGAGAGTGACCTAATGGATCACCACCTGCGGGTTCAAACAAACTAATGTTTGCTCTACTAGTAATATATGTAACAGCAAATTTATCTACTTCAGAGTTTCCTCTTTGTACAATTCTTGCCTCATCTGCTTCAGCGGAAAGAATTCTATGACCATGTTCTGGTGGGAAAGATAGTGGAATATCTACAAGAGGTCCAATAGTATAATCAACATAACCACTTGCAGTTGCTCTAACATCTGCAATAGTGTTAGTATATCCAGTCGTTTTTACATCACCAACTGAGAAAAACTCACCACTATCTACAAGAGTATCTTTTGAAATATACCATCTACCACCAGTCTGTCCGACAAAATTGACCAGTGCATTTTCAACTGTTGCTGTACCACTTCCATCAACTGGACCAAATCCAACAATCTTACGATCTCTATAATCTGGTAACTTGAATGTACCAATGTTGAATGGGTAGTCAGTAAATGCAAATCCTTTGCCAACACTAACTCTAGGAACTGTTCCATTGATAGAAACATCAATCAACCAAGTGCTAGTATCGATTCCTGATAAATCAACTTCATATCCAACAGGAAATACTACTTTGTAGATATAATAATCAGTACCAACAAAAGTATATAAAGCTGGAGGTATTCCTTCAGTTTCGCCATCCAATCCATAGAATACATCTGGTTGAATAACTCCTGCAGGAAATGGACCTAATCCAGTATCACTGAAGAATCTAATATTTGATCCATCTGGATATGGTTTAGGAGTAACTCCCATAATACCAGTATCCTTATAAAAAGCAAAGAATAACTCATTAGTTCCATCAATTGGCGTGATGAAACTCTTTGCTAGAAATCCTGGAGTATTCCTTACGGAAGTTTCTTGTCTAGTAGATCCTCCATACTCATTTCCAATGATATTGAATAGTGAAGGATATTCTCTGATTCTCAGTTCACTACCATCGCAATAGAGATATCCTTCGTATGAATAATGCGGATCTTGTGAATCAGTAACGAAAAACTCGTCTGCAAATACAGGCAACACAGATCCAATAGGAGCATAAGTTTTTTTCTGCTCTGGATAGTAGTTCGCAAATTTTTGTCTGTAGACTGCCATTTTAGTATTTGATCAGAAATTCTTGAACAAGATAAGGTTGAATGTATTGGTCCGCTTTATTCTCTGGATTTACTGTAATTCTAATCGTAGAAACAATTTCAGATGCAGGGATAAAAGTAGGACTCGTAGTCACTTTATATGTATGGGCTTGTTGCTCATATAAAATTTCATGTCTATGAGTAGCATCATTACCATATTCTTCAACAAAATTGATTACATTGTTGATAGCACCAAATGCTTCAATATCAGGAACTGTATCAAAGGGAACTTGAGTATCTGAATAGTTACCAGGAACTTTTACAGCACCATCTTTATCATTACATTCAATAGGTCCAATAGAACAAGGTTGATTTACTTTACATCCCATATCACCTTGATATTCAACGCCATCATCAACACCACAAGTAAACGAATCTCCACCCCAAACAGCAAAACCTTGCTGACTTCCACCCTGAGCACAACCAAATGTTCCTTGACCAGGAACATTATTTGGCATCAAACATTCGTTAGAAGAAACAAAGTTACAACCTGACCAGCAAGCACCATAATATTCTCTCTCATCCGCCTGTCCCAAAAACTGACAGTCACCACTGTTTAGTCTCTCAACATCTGCTGCTTTCAATCTACTAGCATATGCTTGACATAGTGGTTGGAATGTATTATTTGCCCAAGGCATAATACACAAACTGGATTTTGATTTATATGAATTTCTACCAAACGTAGCAAATTCACTAGTAGGAGAAGCAACACGAGTTCTTTTACCATCATGGAAGTGACCATGAGGTTGCCATGCTGTTGCTAGAATATCACTTTCTTCCGTAAAGTTACCAACATTTCTAGTAAATCCTGGTTCTCCAGTAATATCAAGTTCTTGTGATGGTAGGAAGAAGTTACCTTGATATTGAATCTCGTATACTGTACCAATGTTGGAGTTTACTTCCATACCAACACCAGATTTAGAAATAGTTCTATCTGAATCATCCAGAAGATAAGTATCTAGATAATCACCAAGGTTAGATCCATTTGAAGCATTGATAGACTTTGATCCGAAATCTGGAAGTTGGAATTGATTGTCCAACAACTGAGTATCTGGTTTTTTATATCTGCTAGAATCTCCAACTCCAAGAACTTCTGCCAACTCAGGGAATACTTCTGCTTGATAGACAGAACCATCACATCTCAAATAACCAGCAGGAAGTTTCTCTAATGTAGTTGTATCTTCGGGATCAGCACTTGGTATCTCACGAGACCAATTGATAATAGATCCCGTAAGTGTTCCAATCTTTGATTTTTCTCTCTGATAAAATACTGCCATATTAGAATGCCCTGATAATCATCAAAGTAACCAAAGAGGGTGTATTTGGATTGATTTCTACGCTCAAACCCCTATCAACACTGATAGGTTCGACATTACCCGTGGTCATATTATTTATGAGCAATGTGCCAGGTAAACTCATCTGACCATTAGTCATGGTAACATCAATCGTGAAGTGATTATGAGATCCCAATGATGATGAAGCAAATGTATCATTAGGGTGATTCAATGTAACAGGATAAGTTTTTGTATTATCTTGTCCTCTAGCTGCAGAAACATCAGTAGTGTCATAATGGTTTATCTGACCTTGATAATTTCCTGGAGGAGGATATGGACCAGAAACAGCAGGTTGTTGAACGTTTACGATACAAGAGTTGTCATCCTCATATTCATTTGTATAAGCATACTGAGAAACAACACGATCCACTGATGGAATAGCAGGAACTGCATTTGGTGCAGTAGTATAATCTTTGAAACTATCTAAAGTTGGAAGCGTAACAGATGCATCATCATATACTGTCCAAAAAATATCACCTGGATTGAATCTATCAGCAATTGTTTCTGCTGGGTTGTGTCCATCAGAAGCACCAGTAGTATATTCTGTATTTGAAACTTCAAATACACCTGCTTCAAACATACCAATATATGTACCACCAGTTTCCACAGATGGATAAACTCCATCTGCTGGTCGTGGGTGTGTATGTGCTGGTGTATGTTCCACACCCAATTTTCTAGGAATAACTCTAATGTTATCAAAGTATGCTGGAGGATCTAGTGCAATACCTTTGATCTTACCAGAAAGTTGGGAAGTATTGTCTACACTAAATTCAATATCAACATAAGATACAATGTTTGTCAATGGTTGAGCTTCAGAGTCTTGACCATTTTCAGAAACATATTCTCCAACACGTACCAAATCTTCAGCAGCAAGTCTTTGACCTTCCAAGTCAATCATACTAACACCATTTAGTGTTGGTAGATTAAATACATCACTATCATTGTACTCAGGATAATTATTTGAAATTCCAATGAAAGGTTGCCCTGCTTCAGAGAAGGGACCATACTGATTTTTTAAAATTTGTGCTAGAAGTGGATACTCGCTAGCTTTTAGTTGTTGCCCTCTGCAAACTAACCACCCTACGGGGATCCCAGTCTCAGAGAGACCCCCCGTAGATGAACTACCCGTATAGGGCATGATAGTACCAATAGGGGCGTTTTTAGACGCCCTGATTCTATTGTAACTTGCCATTTATTAGACCTCCATTAGCCACCAACCCTGGACTGAGGTTGGAATACCCGTTTGATTATTACTATCAGTTGAACCCAAGTAAACCAATCCAAACGCTGCATTTGGTGTTTGTACAACTAGTTCTCCTGAAGGATATGTAGTCAATCTACCACCGAGTAGTGTGCCTTGAGCATCTCCCTGAATCGTAGTTCCAGAAGTTTCTGGAGTTCTAACTACGAGAGATGTATCATATCTGAGATTACCGCCAACTTCGATGATTCTAATAACATCACCAGTTTGTGCAGTTTCAGGAAGTGTAACAATAAGAGTTTGTGCTGCCTGAACATTTACCATGTAGATAATGTTTGACTTCAAGTTCAACTCTTCTTCAGTAGAAGCAGCAGAGATGTATCTGGTGTGTCTACCACCTGTAGTAGTATAGAAATTAGTAAATCCAAATGCATCGATCGATTGATCTTGCTTGACAGTAAAGTCATTAGCACCATTAGGTCCAAGATTACCAATTCTAAATGGTTCACTAGTTGGTGATGGTGTTGCTGCTGCTACACCAGTAATATTCAATGTTGTTTGAACCGTGGCATTACCAAAGTTATCAACAGAGAATGTTGGAGTATCATCATCAGGGTTGAAGAGAACGTTCTCTGGGCAAGAAGTGCCGAAGAGATAGAAGTCACCTCTACCAATAATACCAGCATTCCACTGAATTAGACCTTGGTGATCAGCGTGACCATCATCATTGAATACTCTAAAGATGGTAGACTCACCAACACTATCCTTGATGTGTAGGTTACCGCCAATCATTTCAAAGTCATTAGCAAGGTAGAAATTACCTCTTCTGAATGGAATAGCACCATCACGTTGCTGCTCATTCATCACTGCCTTGTGCTTAGTGCCTTCTAGGCGAGCGACAAGACGCATAATACCAGGAGTCTTAGCATAATTACCAGTTGTTGGTAGATTATCAAAGTCCAACCACTGGTTGTAATCTAGTTTTGTTTGAGCAATATATCCTTTATCAAGAATAACAGAGATATACTCAGTGCTTACACCAGACTGAACTCTGGTTCTAACTTCGATATCAAGAATATTACCATATTCAGAATGTCTAATAACTCTTCTTACGAGATCGCCAATTGTAAATTCAGCAGTCTCAGGTGGTTCGTTACCACTACCAAACATTCCAGTTTCGTCAGAAGTAGCAATATAATCTGCAACAAGTGTTGGGGTTGCAGTGTCAATAACGTCAACGATTAGTAGGACATTGACAAAACCAGAACTACCGAACGAAGATGTAGAACCAGTAACAATATAATCGCCTACCTGGAACTTACCATCATTGACTCCAAGTCCCTGAACTGGGATTTGATATCTACTGGTGGTGCTACCAGTTTGTACAGCAGCACGAATGGTTGTAGAAGGTCCACCATCATTGATAACTGCAGGATCTTCCTGATAACTGACAACAATAGGATGATTTTGTGTGCCAAGATTTTGCTTGACTAGACTGATCCATTGATCACGATCAGAGGTAGAAGGTTGAGAATCGCGAGCGAACTCAATCTCCATTCTACCAATCCAGTTACCTAGGGTAGTAGTACCTGTGCAGGTATCTGTCTGCCATACTGGTTGATCTTCTTGTCCAGCGTTGATGATAAACTTCTCGTTTCTTTCAGCAACAAATTGAATACCAGATACAATCTGACCACCGCCAATAACCTCAGACAACCAGAGTTCATTAGAATCTGGAACAATACGCTCAATATAAGTGTCTTGAACGATAGTAATTGGTGCTTCGTTAGTAATAACTTGGATGTAATCACCAACTTGAATATCCGCAAGAGTTGCATTAGGAGTTGTGATAATAAGATTAGTAATCTTATTGGTATTTGCCTGGGTGCTACCAGTAAATTCAACCTGATTGACTGTTCCACAACCACCCTTGATTGTTAGAGTGTTGTTGATTTCAGTTGTTCCACCAATTGTAATGTCTCCAGTTACAGAGTCAACAACAAATACCTCAGTCTCAGGATCACCACAGTCAGTAATTACGAATCTCTGGACATTTTGCTCTCTTGGATCACCAACCTTGATAACTTCACCCTGGTTGAAGATTCCGTCTCCATTGGTATCCTCACGATCAAGAATAACATAATCAACGTTAGGAACCAGTGCTCCACCAAACTCAGAGAGATAAATTGGAGCAGGATCAGTAGAAGCATCAACATCTTGCTCCAACCATGTAGCATCAAACTGAATGTTGACCTTATAGATTGGAGTTCTATCTGGGTGTGTGTCTAGAACAGCGGTGAAAGTACCAATGCTAGGTGGTTGACGGCGAACCTTGATATAATATGGAGCGATAGTAGTTCTTGTTAGTTCTACAATCTGAACAATTTCAGGATGGGTGCTTACGCCAACACCGCTATTGATAATGATAAAGTCATTCTCTGCGTAATACTGACCACCCTGAGCATCCAGAGGTGCTCTTAGTAGTGGAATGTAATACTCATCACCAGATAGTGCAGGTAGATCCTGAGGTTCAATAACAGGTGTACCACCTAGGTTTGCTCTTGGTGCCTGGAATCCAGCACCACCCCATGCACCGTTACCTGCGGTATCAACTTCGTTATAACCAGCTTCGGCACTAGTAAGAACTTTGACATTGATAATATCGACGTTCTTATTGAATTGAGTATCACTAATAATACCGTCTTCATGAGAAGCGACAGCAGATCCCAACTGTCCTCTAGCACCATCAAATGCGAAGGAAGCAATACCACCACAGATCTTGACATCTCCCTTGAATTCGGCAGATGCAATAACTTCTAGTTGGTTATTGATAGTAGTTGTACCACCCTGACCTGCAATGTTGATCTCGGAAGCATTTAGACCAAAGTTGATAACAGAAGCAGAACCAGAGTTAGAGAAGAAGTCAACCTGACCAGCGGTAGTAGATAGTGTTACCGTGTCATTGATAGTTCTTCTTGCACCTAACTGGAAGTCACCATCAACCTTGAAGGACTTAGTTTTGATTCTAGTAAAGGATAGAGACTCACTGCTGCTATATGCACCACCAATCTCAACCTTACTGATTGTCAGTGCATTATCACTAGGTCTATCATCAGGAGTTACACCCAAGAAGACATTACTGTGCAGTGAAGTTTGACCAATTCTGATAAACTGATCTGCAGTAGTATCATTGCCAAGAGTAATAATCTCAGCAAGATTAGCAATATTTGCTTGAGATGTTACATAGTTGGCAATATTGATAATGCCAGTAAAGTTAGTGTCATTGACAAAATTGAACGTTCCGACAGTCTCAGAAGTTCTGATTTCAGCAACAGATCCATCACCATTGATTTCAATGTCACGCTCAAAGCGTACATCTTCAGTGAATCTAGCATCGCCACGAACAACTAGTGCTCTGTCAAGTTCAGCATCAGTTACGTTGATACCAACCTTATTCTCATTGTTGCCTCTACCAGACTCAGTAATTGCTACAGTCTCAGTAGAAACACGTAGAGCAGCACGAACCTGATCAATTACGTTGCTATTTGGAGATGCTTCATCTTCCCAACCAACGACAAGTGCATCAGAGATTCTATTTCTCTCACGAGCATTATAGTTATCTTCAGACAACCAATCGCTCATCTTGCGACCGCTGATGTATGCATTACCAACGATATCAAGGTTTGCACGAGGATCAGTGTTGAGAGACTCAACAAATCCGTTTAGATATGCCTCGTGATTTGCTCTTGCAACAGTGTTGATACCAAGTTTGAAATCGCCATAGGTTTCAGTCTCAGTTCTCAGTGCTTCACCACCGATGATCATTGTCTCCTTCCAGTTGGAGTTGGAGGAAGAAACCTTAGCGTTTGGTGATGGGTTGTTTGGATCATTTACGAAAGTAGTCCAGTTAGTACCACCAAATGCGGGGATTGGGCTACCAGTTCTCGATGTAATCAAGAAGTAAACAACGTTGCTGGCAGGATTGTAAGGATATTCAGTAGTTGAAAGTACCTTCCAAGTTCCATTAAGAGCATTGCTATAATTGATGTTCTCTAGTTTGATCTCAGAAGTCGATTTGATTCCGAGGGAAGAGACAGAAACAGCATCTGAGTTAGCATCGATGAAAGTAAGAATACCAATGTTAGTATTCTGATCAACTCTGACTTCAATAGAAGCAATCTTTCTTGCTGGATCAGTTGGATCAGAAGGAATCTGATTGAAGATATTAGCGAAGACCCAACCAAGTGAACCATTCTTATTGATCGATCCACCCTTGAGTAGGATGTCTCCAGTATCAGGTAGAACGTTGGTGTAAGATACAGTTTGTGCTACATTGAGTTTTGATCCACCAGCAGAAACCAAACCATCTTGGTTTGGAGTTAGGTTGGAAGCAACACCACCAGGAGCATGTGTCTGAATCTTATAACCTTGTCCAATACCACCGCGTGGGTTGAATGCAAAGATTGCAGAATCAATGCGGTTCTTACCAATTCTGATATCACCAGCATTATCACCAAAGTTGTTGAGTGGGAATAGATCACGATCTAGACCCTCAGAGTCTTGAGGGTTGCCCTTATAGTCAACACTATGAACAAACGATTTGATGATCAGAGGTACACCCTGATTCTGCATCTGTGATGGTGGAATTGGACCATCAGCACAGGTGATAGTAATTGGTGAATTGAAGTTAGAAACCAAAGTACCATCATCACCACCAACAATAGTGATGTTCTGATTGAATGTAACTGGTGTCTCGAATGATGTAACGAGTTGTCCGATTACATCATCCTCATCTCCATCGTCGGCAAGAAGTGCTCTATCAATGAAGGTTTCTTCACCAGTGATAGCGTTGATTCTTCTATTACCAATGTAAAGGTCACCCTGTGAGTTGATACCAGTGTAGAAGACGATACCAGCGTCTTGCTTCTTCGACTGTGCGTAGAAGTCCTCGTCAGGTGTTAGGACAATCTCCTGACGTGCTGGGAGACCTGTAGAGTAGTTACCAGGACCGAAACCAAGGTATTCAAACGTGTGGTTACCAGCACGAG